AGATCCACGCTGAACACCGGCGTCGCCAGCAGCCGGAAGGTCGCCGAGACCAGGCGCAGTGGCGCGGCGCCCGTGCCCGCGCCCAGTCCGAGCGCGGGCGGCAAGGGCTCGATCACATGGCTGAAGCTGAGCCCGACCTGCACCGCGCTCGCCGGCGGCGCGATCACGATGCGCCCGCCCGCCACCATCGCATCGCCGCGCGGCGCGCCATCGGCCAGCACGCCGACCACCTGGCCCTCGAGATGGCCGAGCCCGCTCCATTCGTCCTGCGGCGCCGCCGCCGTGCCGACCAACGCGGCATCGAGGCCGAGCGTCGCGTCGAAGCGTTCGAGCCGCCAGGCGCCATAGCGTTCCACCACGGCGAAGACGCGGCCATCGGTCTCGGCGACGGCGCGGAAGAAGCCCTGGGTCTCCTGCCGGGTCCAGGCGATCACCTGCTCGGCGCGATACAGCGTGAGCGTGCCGATGCTGCCGTCCTGCATGACGAGGTGCAGCAGCCGCGCCGTCTGGTCATAGGCCATCGAGACGGGCTGCTGCACGAGATGCCGCGCGATCAGGCCGAGGTCGTTGGCCTGGTAGGCATCCGCCACCTCGGTATAGGCGAATTCATGCACCGCGCGGCCGCTGCGCGCGACGAAGACCGTCGCGCCATCCACGTCCACCGGCGGCACCATGCGGTCCACCAGGCTGCCGATCCGCGTCTGGCGGCGCAGCTGGATGGAGGAGGGCGTCAGCGGATCGCCGCTCACCATCCATTCCGCGCCGGAGGTGAAGACCTGGAGATGGCGGCCGGAGAAGACCGCGCGGATCGCGTTCACCTGGTCCGACATCAGCGCGAACTCGATCGCCTCGTCGTCGAGCCCGGTGCCGGGATCGAAATCGCCGAGATCGCCGGTGCGCGAGAGCCAGAGCCGGTTCGGCAGGTCGCGCGAGCCGCCGAGCACCAGCCGCGCCTGGTGGAAGCAGGCGCATATCGGCCAGCCGCGCACCGCGCTGAACGCCGCCTCGTCCCAGTAGCCGGTGATGGCGGTGGTGGTCAGCGTGTCCTCCACCGTCGCGGTCACCGCGAAGGGGCTGGTGAAACCGGTGACGACGAGCCGCTTCGTCTCGATCCGGATGCGCGTGCCGACATGCCCCGGCGTGAAGACGGGATGCGTGGCGTTGACGGTGACGCTGCCGGTGGTGGCGCTGGCCGCGAGCCCGACGCCCTCGTGGAAATTGTGGAAGGGCGGCGCGCTGAACAGGAAGTCGCTCATCGTCCAGCTCGTATGGCTGGTCCGCGTGATGCGCTTCGGCGGCATCTCGCCGTGGAACAGCAGCAGCGTGTCGGCGTTCTGCGTATAGGCGATCTGCGGCAGCATCCAGCCGCTCCAGGGGCCCGGCAGGCTCGCCACCTCCACATCGTCGAGGAACACCTGGAGCAGGCCCTCGGTCAGCACCAGCAGGTAGGTCTGCTCGGTGTTGAACTCGAAGGGGATCAGGCGCGCGGGCCCTGCCAGCGTCGCGACATGGGCAAGGCCGGGGCGGCGGGCGACGCCGCCCGTCGGCTGGATGATCACGTTGCGCAGGCGGCGCGCGCCGTTCTCGAAGGCGCGCAGGTCGCTGCGGCCATAGAGCTCGGGCGCCAGCTCGCCGGCGGCGAAGCTGGATTTCAGGCGGCGCGTGGCGACGGGCATCTCAGCCTCGGACGTCCACGAGGGGAAAACCCTCGATCGCGCGCGGCGTGTCCTGCTGGCTGTCCACCTGGCGCGCCTGGCGCAGCTCCTGCTCCGCAAGCCGGAACAGGATCTCCGCGCGGGAGGCGGATTCGGTGAGCGGCAGGCAGAACTCCGCGGCCAGCCGCGCGACCAGGGCGGCGGCGAAGAAGGGCGGGAAGGCGCTCTCGTCGGGGCGGAAGATGTAGGTGAGCGTCACGGCATCCGCATCGGCGTGCAGCCGGTCCTCGTGCAGGCGATAGGCGATCCCGCGGCCACGGCCCGCGCTGCCCGCCGACAGCGCGCGGAGGAAATCCGGCGGCAGCTGGAAGGCATGCGCGAAATCCGCGTGCGGCGTCGCGAGCAGCCGCGGGAGATCGGCCTGGCCGGTGGCGAAGGACCATGGGTGCGCGGAGAGCACGGCATCGCGCAGGCCGGGATAGAGATTGGCCGCGACCTCCGCTTCCGCGGTGCCTTCGGTGAGGGAAGCGATCGGCTGCGCGCCGAGGCGCAGCAGCGCGCGCGAGCAGAGCGCGAGAGCGGTGAGGGACATGGGGGGCCTTCCACGCAAGCGGAGAAGCCCTCCCCCGCGGGCGGGGGAGGGAGAAAGCGTCGCTACTCCTTCGCGCGCATGCGCACGACGCCGGTATCGTCCACCAGCACCGCGCCCTGGCTCATCATGTTGGAGACGAAATGCGCGGCGCGGTCGCCGTGCCAGGTCACGTCGGTCTGCACCTCGGTCGCGGCGGCATGGCCGATCGCGGTGCGGTGGTAGAAGTAGCAGTAGCGCAGCGAGCCGGCCTTGGTCAGGCCGGAATGCGGCATCCACAGCGCGCCGAGCCAGCGCTTGCCCTGCGTGCCGCGCCACGGCAGCTCGTCGGCGCCGACATAGTCGGCATTGGCGAATTCCTCGATCTCGAGCAGCTGGCTCCACTGCTTCCAGCCGACGACGGCGTAGCGCTGGCCGTCATCGGGCACGTCGGCCGCGCCCATCATCTCGAAGGCGAGCAGCACCTTCTGCCTGGTCAGGCCGTCCGCATCCGTCGTGCCGGTCGAGGTGCCGATCGCCTCGCGCGTGGCGGTATCGAGCGCGGCGATGATCAGCTCGTCGGTCTTGCGGCCGAGCGCGTAGGCGCCCGCATTGGCGATGACCTCGCGCTCATCCAGGTTGGTCTTGAGCTCGTCGAGCCGGTCCACCCAGTCGCCGGCATAGTAGTCCTGCAGGACGCATTCGACCTGGGCGTGTTCGAGGTTCATCACGGGCACGCTGCCGTGGCGCGTCTTCGCCGCGGCGACGCCCTTGCCGACCTTGGGGAAGAAGGTGCTGGAACCGGTCACGCCGGTCTTGCTGCGCACCGTCTTGCGCAGCTTGGAGCCCTGGCGCTGATAGGCCTCGTGGACCTCGGCCTGGAACTGCTTGGCGAAGACGGCGTCGATCTGGGTGCTGCCGGACATGGGCAGGCCTCCTGGAAAGGGGGTTGGGGAAGCGGCGGGCGGCGCTGTTGGCCGGATGGGCAGCGGCGTCGCCGCGGCACGCGCAGGCCCGGGTCACGGGTTGGCTGCGCGCGGGATCGGGGCGGGGCGGATGGGGGCCTGCTTCGGCGGCGCGGATCACCGCGCCGGGCCCACGCCATCCGCCCCGCGACCGGCGCCTCGACCGGGGGAGGGATCGGGAGGCGCCGGAACAGTCGCCAGTGCTCAGTGGGCGGCGGTCAGCTCTTGCCCACCAGCCGCCGGAAGCCATCCGTCACGCGCTGGACGAATTCCGGCTCGCGGGAACGCCAGTAGCGCGGGTCGCGCATCATCCGGCGCAGCTCCGCCTCATCCGGCGCGGCCTCGGCGGCGCCGTCGCGCGACAGCGGCGGCTCCTTCGCGGCCATCATGCGGTGCATCGCGACCACACCCTCGGCGGTCGTCGCCAGCGCGTCGAACACCGCCTTGGGCAGGTTGGCCTTCCCCCACGCCGCGATCTGCGGCGCGAGGCGCCGGAAGCGCTCCTCCCCGCCGAATTCGGCGGCGAGCTTCTCGCGCTGGCGGCCGGCCTCGAACTCGCTCGCGGCCTCGGCGATCAGCGGCAGCAGGCGCTCGGCCGCGAGATCGTAGACGAGCTGCGCCTGGCGGCAGGTGAAGCCGGCCTCGTGCAGGCGCCTGTTCACCTCCGGATCCGGCCCGCACAGCTCATGCGCGGGCTTGGACTCGTAGCCCTCCGGCGTCTCCGGCACGCCGAGCAGGCGGCGCCAGCGCGCGCGCTCCTCCTCCGGCGCGTCATCCGCCGGGGCGGCGACCCGGCGGGCCAGCGCGCGCTCCAGCTCCAGATAGGAT